TTGTTCCAGCTAATTTTTGAAGCCCCGCATTGTTTACATTTGTAACGTTCTCAAATTGTAAATCATAAAGTCCAAAATTAGATTCTCCAATGGTTGCTTCATCTGACCTTCTTGTTCCTGTGTAAAAATATTCCCTTGTGTTAATATTGTCCTGAGCAGTTGGAGTTCCTGTTTCACTTGCTTCATATTCTGCAATTTGAACAAAATGAAATGTATGGTGCCAATAAACACATCTCATTCCCCAATTTTTACATAAAGCCTCTAAAACATTATAAGTTGATTGTGGGGTGTAAATACCATTTTCATCCCTACTATATAAGGAGTTCATTTTACATTGTGTCCAAAACAAAGGGTCATCAGCTTGACCTGTGCTTGGCATTGTTGAGTTATACCAATTTACAGATGTTTTATAAGTATAGTTTGCATTTGAACCTTGTGCAGTTAAAGCTGATCCTGTTTTTAATAATATTATTTCAATCCAATTTGTTATTCTTGTATAGTTGTTCCAATAAACATCATTGACATCATAAGGAAACTCAACAGGATTTCCTGTGTCTAAATTTGTATCTCTAACAAATGGTTGATCTTTTAATAAAGAAAGTCCATCTACAGCGGTTAATTTGACCTCATAAGGAAAAGAAACATCTTCTTGAGCAGCTAAGTCCATAATTAAAAATCCACTCCATAAAGGTCTTGTTGTATCTCTATTATTATATAAATGAACATACACATCTTTTTCTTGCAAAGTTCCATCTCTTAAATCCTGAATGAAATCAGCATGACCAGTGTTTTCAACTATAAAAGGGATGTCTAAAGAACTAGCAAGAATGTAAGTGAATTTTTCTTGATTACTTGTTTCGTATTTGATTTCAGGACCAGAACTTCCAAGATTAATTTCTGTTGCAGCAACTGTTGAACCTTCAACCCAGATTTCCATTGTGAAATCTTCATTTGCCATTGACTTGTAATCAATAAAATATTTTTTTCCTAATGCCATTAAACGCTTCTTTGTCTGTTATAACCTGTGTTTCTATTACTTAAAAATATGTCATTTCCTTTAATAACTCCTTCAACAACTACATTTTGACTTCCACCCCCCATAAATTGTTTTAATCTATCTAATGGAGCGACAACTTCAGGATTTGAAGCAGTTGTTCCAATACCCTCTCCAATTAGTGCTGTTGTTGGTCCTGTAACTAATCCCCCTTTTGCAAATGGTTGAACTCCCATTACTGACCCTAAGTTTTCTAAAAGACCTAATCTTGAAAACGCATCAGCAGCGCCCCGACCACCCAAAGTTGCTGGCATTATTGCACTGATTGCAGTCATAACTGCTAATTGAACCAATAAAGATGTAATTGCTTTTTTAATGTTTGCAATAAAAATTGGAAAGAATTTTTCTTGTGAACTTAAAGCACTATCCAATGAACTTGTTAAAACATCTCCAAACATTCCAAAACCAGCACTCATCAATTCCTGTTCATGTGTTAATTTAGTAACAACTCCCTCAAAATCTATAAGTTCAACCTTTGCGCCTTTTAATTTCTCTGGAATCTTTTTAGCAAGCTCTAAAGTGTCAGTCATTTGAAGATTTAAAAATTCTACCTTTTTTCCTGTGTTCTTAGATGTTTTTCCTAAACCTTGTGTTGTTTCTTTTAAAGTTACGTTTGTGTTAATGTTACTAAAATCGGCTGTTAGTTTTTCTTCAGTTCCCTTTCCAACATTCTTGCTCATTTCCTCATTGTAAGCGTCAGAAAAAGCTTTTCCCATGTTTTTTCCATAATCTATAATTGCATTTTTTGACTGATTAAATCCTTCCGTTATTTTATCAATGTCAAAAGTAAAAACACCAATTATAAGTTTTCCAAGTCCTCCAAAATAACCCATTGCAAGATCTGCAATTCCTTTAAAATAAACTTTTGCAGCAGCGAATAAACCTTTTATTGAAGCTCTAACATTTTGATTTGTGTTATACAAATAAACCAAATATCCAATTAGAGCGGCAATAACAGTAATAACAACACCAATTGGATTCGCCTTCATTATTAAATTTAAAGCGGCAAAAGCTTTTGAAGCGGCAGCAAGTCCAACTGATAATTTCCCAACTAAGATTAAAATTGGTCCTATTGCAGCAACAATCAATCCAAATGTTACAATATTATCTTTTGTTCCTTCATCTAATTTGTCAAATTTCTCCAGCAATCCAACTAAAAACTGAGCAAATTTTGTTACAACAGGAAGTAATCTTTGACCAATTTGTTCAGTGAGGTCCATAAATTGATTTTTCAAACCTTCTACACCACCAAGCCCCGCTTTTCTAGCAGCTTCTGCAGCCCCTCCATATTGTCTTTCTAGTTCTTCTAAAATAATATTTTGAGCCTGAGCAATATCACCTGATTCAACTAAAGATTTTACAACACTTTTTTGATCTTCTGAAAATTGGATTCCCGCTCTACTTAACGCACTAAGATTTGCAACGGGATCATTTAAGGCTTTTCCAAGCATGATTGAAGCTCCTTTTAAATCTCCTTTTAATCTGGTTGCTAAATCTAAAGCTATTTCCTGTGTTTTTGCAAATTGTTCTCCAGCTATGTTTGTAAATGTAAGAAGTTGAGCTGTTGAGTCACCAAGTATTTGTTCATCTCCAAACAATGACGTTTTTTGAAGATCAGCAGCCATTTTTTGAAGTTCTTTTGAAGTGAATCCTGCAGCGTTTTCTGTTGATTTTAAACCAGCTTCAACCTGTGCAATTGCTTTTTGTTGTTCGTCAAACGCCTTTAAACTAGCAGCCGCAAAACCAAGGATTGGAAGTGTTAAGTTTGTTGTTAAAGTTTTTCCTGTTTTCTGTAAATCTTTTCCAAACCTTTTAAGATTCTTTTGAGCTTTTTTCATTGCTCTTTCAAATCCACCTAAGTCAGCTCCAAACTTAAAATTTAAAAATCCAATTGCTTTACTTGCCATGTTCTATTCGTTTTTTATATAATTCTGCTTTTGCTTTTAAATCTTCAAAATCAATATTCTTTTCATCTTTCTCCCAATCAAACAAAATCAGGTCCTGTGGTTTTATTCTTTTTCCTTTTTCAATTTGTATATTCAACAACAAACATGTAGACCATCTTGTCCTTTCCCAATCACTTCTTTGCCTCATATTTTCCAACTCATGAAATCCTTCAACCTTGTTCCAGAACTCTCTTGGAAGCATATCATAAAAGTCATCAACATTCATTCCTAATTGCCCGAATGCTATCTTTTCCAATTTACGCCAAGTTAGCTCTTCCTTACTTTCTTGGCTTTGTTCTTTTTTTCAGACTTCTCTCCCATTGCTCTTCCTAAGATTTCAAACGCTTGTTCCATACAATCCATATGACCATCAAACATGTCTGTAACATCATCTAATGAATAATGAAATGGTCGTTTTGCCGCTCTGTAACCATCTTCCAATCCACAATAAATTAAACTAAAAGCATCATTGAAAGTCATTTTTCCCTCTGCTAATTTGTTTAAATCATTCATTGTTGCTCCTGTCATTACACTATACTTTCTCAAAGCGTTAAATCCAAATCTTATTGGCATTTTGTGTTCCCCGATTTCTAATATTTCGTATTTCATTTTTTCTAAGTTTTGTCTTTTCTGTTTTTAAAAATAAGCCCACCCAACCACTCAGAAAAGAAAACGGTCAGGCAGGCTATTATTATAACTATTAAGAAATAGTTTGTGTCAATGCTCCTGTTCCTTGAAAACTACAACTGAAAGTTGCTGTGTCCTCAAGAGGTGCAGTTAAACTAATTGAAGTCAACCAAGCATCTCCAACATATTTTGTGTCACCTGTTCCTGTTGTAGTAACTCCAAAAGTTAGAGAAAACTTTGCTCTTGCTGCTAAATATCCTGTGAATATTTCACTTAAAGTTTCATTTGAAATTGCAGATCCTGAAGGGTCTAACCAAGCATATAGTGCGTCAACACTAACATCCCAATTTCTTAATCCTTCCATGTTCTCTTCAAACCCACCAGATTCTTTGTTCGTGACACTTCTTGGCGTGTGATTGATATTGATTGTCGCATTAGTAGAGTAAGCTACCAATGTTCCAGCAATATAAACGCCAAGGTCTGTTCCATTTAATTGTCCATTTGCCATTTTTTTTCTATTTTATAAATTTATAATTCTGTTATTGTTCTTTCTTTGAACTTCTCTTTGTTTTCTTTTCTTTTTTTACTTCTGGCTCTCCATATCCATTTTCTTCAAGCCACTTATATTTTTCTTCTGTTACATCAATAACCGCTCCAGCTTCTAAAGTTTTTATTGAGTTCACAATATATTTTCTTTTTAATTCAAATTTCATATTTATTCATTTAATTATTTTTACTCTGGAACATCAGCAACAAAATCAGTTGAAGTCATATTTGTCATTGTTCCATTATTATTTCCTGTTTCATCAATAATTGTTGGAAAAGTTGCAATTGGATTTCCTACAATTCCACCATCTCCCATTTTCCAATAACCTTTCATGTTGTCCAATGGCTTTGGATTAAATGGAAGTCCATCATTGTAAAGGTTTGTAACCTCTGTTAAGTCTAAAGCTTTATTAAATAAAACTACTTCATCAATATTTCCTTTCCAGAATCCCCCACCCTCTGCATTATTTCCAATAGAAGCAGAGGTGAATGACCCTGTAAATGTTCCACTAACTCCAGATGTTGATTGTTTCAAAACTCCATCCAAATAAATTGCAACAGCATCTCCCGTGTCATTGTCCCATGTTCCAACTACATGGTGCCAATTTCCATCTCCTTCAATTACATCAGTTAGAACAGCTGATGTTGTTGTTCCTCCCGCTTTATAAACACATCTCAATTCTGCCGAAGCATTATGATAAAAAACTCTTACATTGTTATTTGAATCCTCAAAAATTCTCATGATGTCCCCACTTGCTGAAGTTGTTTCTAACTTAAACCACGCAGAAATTGAACCTGTGTTTTTAACAGAACTCATTCCTGAAACTCCTAAAGAAACAAAGTCATCAACTCCATCAAATAAAGTTGAATAGATATTGTTAAATGAATTAATTACTCTAACATTAAAATTCAAGGACTTTCTATAAATTCCATCACTTCCTGACATGTCATCAAAGATGTCATCATATCCATCAAAATCAATTGCTTGAATGTTTACTGCATTATAAACTCCATTTACTCTATCTAAAGCGGTTCTTATATAATTAGCTAATTTAGAAGCTTCTGAGTAAGTTTTGCAATAAGCTGAAACCATCACATCAACTGTGTCTAATAAAGCAACAGAATCCTTTTGTCCTTCTGGTTCTGCTGAACTAACATCATAAACAATGAAAGGAAATGGAGATGTTTGTTTCATTACATTTGGAGCAATTCTTGTTCCTACCATTGAACTAACTGCAATGTTGTCACTTAATATTTTATATATTGCTTTTCCTATATCCATTTAATAACCGAATGATCCGTATTTTTGTAATCTTTTTTCATGTGATTTTACTGCACTCACAAATATTTTTTCAGCGTCTTTAAATCCATTTGATAAAACTGTTCCACTTTTGCTTTTAAAAGCTTTTTCCATAAACGGATTGTCTTTTGTCATACTGCCCTTATGTTTAATTTTATGTCCGTATTCCACCCAAGCTCCAAAATATCCCCCTTTATTTTTTTTAAACTTTCCTTTTACTCTAGGTCCAACATAACCCCCATATACTTGTTTTGAAGCTCTTGTTCTATAAAACTGAATAGAATCTCTTAAAGTTCCTTTTCTAATTTTTAATGAAGTGTCAGGTGGATAAGGAATGTCTTTTTTAGCAATTGGAGCGTTTGAAGCAGCAGCGTCTTTTAATGGTTTTGAAACTTTTCTCCAAAACTTTCCCCAAATCTTGTCTTGACTAACTTGTTTTGGAAGTTGTCTGAATAATTGGTCAATCTCTTTCAACCCTTGTGCTTTTACACTAACTCCACTCATTGATTATCTTTTATTCTAGTTGCTAATTCCAACATTCTTTCCCTTCCTTCTATTTGTTTTATTCCATGAATGATGTAAGTTTCACTTTCATATTCTATTCTGTAAGTTGTTAAAATATCAACTCCTAGATTTCTAATATAAAAAACAACATCAGTTCTGTTTGTTTGTTCTTGTGACTCTTCTTTTCTGTTGCTTGATTTCCAATCTACTTTTGCCCACAATGTGTAAATCAAAGCATATGTTTTTGATTCCTCTCCATACTTGTTCCTTGTATAGGAAGGTTCTAATATTTTTATTCTTCTATCTAATTGTCCAATACTTAACATACTTGAACTTTATATTGGTTCAATAAATATTGACTTGACAAAGGAAGTTCTGTTGCAGTCCTTCCTGTGATAACTGTTTGTCTGTTTTCATACCAATTCCCAATTGTAATCAAAACAGCTTGTCTTATTCCTTCAGGAACATCTGATGAACTTGTTCCATATCCAACTGTGTATTTTACTTCTATTGCGTTAATTCTATCTGCTAAGTTTGGAAATGATTGATTTGGTTGCAATCCTATTCTTGCAGGCTCTGCATATTTATCTAATAAATAAACTGATGAATCTAAAGTTTGCAATGTATCATTAGAATCATAATATTTTATGTGTGTAAGTCCTGAAACGGGACTTTTGTAAAGTGTATTAATATCACTCCATTTGTCTGCATGCTGAGTGACTAAAGTGTCCAGAAAATATCTGTTTGTATAAATCTCACAAGATTGGGTTGCGGCTTTAATTAAATTATCAATTAAAGTGTCATCCGCTGTTGTATCAACTTTCAAAAAATCTTTTGCCTCAGCTGTTGTAAATAAAGGATTTGTTGCTAAAGTATTTTCTTGTAAACTTCTATACATTTTTATTGTTTTAAAAAAAAGGAGCTGGCTAATAAAAACCAGCCCCTTTCTAAAGTTATATAATCAAATTATGCCTCAATTAATTTAACAAAAGCTTCTCCATTTTGAACAGCGTTTCCATCAACTAAAGATGTAACAACTAATCTTGGAAGTCCAGAAGCAGCATTTGTGTAAGGATCAAATAATATGTCTAATCCACCAAATTGTGCAATGTGAACTTTTGAGAAGTCCCCAAATAAAGCGTGGTCTTTTGCAGCAGTTCCATTCTCAGCAACATTAGGAGAAACGAATGCAAAGTAACCATTTAATCTCTTATCTGCATTATCCCAGATTGGAGATACATTAGAAACTTGAGCTAAAGACTTAACAGTTCCATAAGCTCCTGTGTCTAATAAGTAAGCCATTCTTGAACCTTCTAATTGAACTCCAGCTTCTAAAACAGTAGTTTCCATTGAAACCCAATCAGCAGCAGTTACTGTAGTTGGTCCTGTAGCAGCGTCAGCAAAGATTGATTGTGGAGCGTTAGAAACATCAGAAGTGTCTAATAAAGCTTTTTCTAAAGATGAAGCAATTGAAGCAGCCATGTTTCTTTGAAGAGCAGCCTCAAGACCTGTGTTCTGAATCATTGACTCTTGAGTCATGTTTACAACAGAGATTAATTTCTTTGGAGATAAAGTTACATTCCCTGTATTACCAGCAGATGAAGGAGCACCTGTCCCATCCTCAGCAACGAAAGTAGAAGTTATTCCAGAGAATACAGGAAACTTCATGTTGTTGATTCCAGAGTAGAAGTTAGCACCAGCAGAAGCCAAAACTAAGTTTCCTTCTAATTGGTCAGTGAAAGACATTACTTCAGTAGCATTCACATCAGAAGTGTTCCAAGCTCTTGTTAAGATTGAAGATGGTATTCCAACTCCTTTAACAGAACCTCCTGTGTATCTAGTTTCGTTGATTGCTTCTTCATGCATTTCCTTAACAATTCCTTCCATGTTACCTGTGTAAGCAGCTCTAACAGCAGCTTGGAAAGTAAATTTCTCAAGGTCTTTGTCTTTTTTAGTTTCAACTTTTACACCTGAAACTTTTGCAGCAGTTCTTAAGTTTGCCTCAATTTTCTCAGCTCTTTCAATTTTTACATCAACATCATCAATCTTTGAAAGGATTGAATCCATCTCAGTATTTTCTTCTGAAGTCAAATCTCTTTCCTCAGCTTTGCAAGTTTCTTTGATAACTTCAAGCTTTGAAATGTAATCTGATCTCATTTCTTTTAATTCAATACTTGATTTCATTTTTCTTATTTATTTATATTATACAATTATTTTTTTCGCTTAATCAATTCAATTTTTAGTTTAGCCAGCGACCTCTTAACTAAATCATTTTCTTCCTCTTGTTTTTTCTGTGATTCTTTATAAGTTTGCAATCCTCTCTGAGCAATCACCAAGTCAGAACTAGCTTCAGAATAAGCAGGATATGTTACCGAACTAATATCATACAACCTGTTTATTTTTGTGATTGTTCTGATATCCCTTCCTTCATCGTCTGTTGTCCATGTGTCTCCACCTTCTGCAATTGTGAAAGCAAATGAGGATTGTGAAATGTTTCCATTTTTTAGATTGATTGCCAAATCTTTTCCATAAGAAGTTTCAGGAATGTTAAATTGATATCTTAAACCTTTCTCATCAACTGAAAGCATTAAGTTTCCTTCACCATTCTTTGAACGTGCAAGAATCAAGTTTGGATCATGATTAATCAAAGCTCTAACATCAGAAGCCATGATTGTTTCATTTGTGATTGCTTCTGGAGCTATGAACTCATAGAAGCCCCCGAGATTTTCACTTCTACTGTTAAAGATTGAACCATAACCAACAACAACTTCTCTGTCATATTCATCTTTCTCAACTCTTGTTTCTATATTGTAAACTCTTTTTTCCATAGTATTATCAAATTTTTTGTCCCAAATATTTTTTATTCCTTTCTCTTCTTTCTCTTCTTTTTCTATCTGATTTCTTTTCTTTGTTGACCAGCTCATGCCTGGGTCATCGCCCCAAAGCATCCAGGCAATCTTTCCAGCTGAGGGGAAACCATCTTCTCCAAGTTCAAATCCCTCTGCTTGTTTATCAACTTCATGTCTTTGAAAGTAAGCATACATTTTTTTAACTCTAGGAATTGTTAATTCGTTGTTAATTATCATTCTAGCAGTTTTAACACCTACTTCTGTTCCACCCCTTCCAAATTCTTTTCTAAGTTCCAAACCTCTTTGAGCCGCTTCAACCATTCCTTTTGATGGAGTTAAATCAATATCACTTAAATCCCTGTAATAATTTTCATTGTCTTTCTCAGCCTCTTCTTTGGAATCATACTTACATTCGCCTGTTTGACCCCATTTCCATTTTCCATTATTACATTCTTCAGCTGGCATCCTCTCCAATTTTATCAATAGTTGTCATGTTCATTTGTAAATAGTTAGAATCACCATCTTCAATTCTGTTCATTTCTTCTTTTCTTCTAACTTCATTTATTGACATCCATCCATTTGTAATTGCTGTTTTGTAATAGTCAGCCCTATCTTTTATATTTCCTCTAAGTAGTGCGTTTGTGTTAAACTTCACATATTCTTTCCCAATTTGATTTCTTCTGAATAGCTTAAGATTCATCTCAGTTTCAATCTTTGTTAAATAAGGCATAAGTGAATATGTTACAAATTCCTGAGATTGCATTTCTATATTGTTGAAACTTGACTTTGTTAAATCTTTCAAAAGGTGTGGTGGAACATTAAAGATTCTAGCAATTTCTTCAATTGAGAATTGTCTTGAAGCTAAAAACTGTGCCTGCTCTGCTGAGATTGAAATTGGTTGGTATGTTAAACCTTCCTCAAGAACAGCTGTTTGATTTGCTCCACTAAGTTTTGCGTAGTTATTATTAAAACTATTTCTTAACCTATCAATTGCCTGTTCACTTAAACTCCTATCAGTTTTTAAAACTCCACTTAATTTTGCTCCATTAGAAAAGAAAGTCCTTCCATATTCCTCAACCGATTGTCCCCAAGAAATTGCATTTGCGTTCTGTTCAATAGGACTCAAACCAACAATTCCACCATCAACTTGAGTGTTTCCTTTAGCAGCATTAACATCTGTTATCAATTTAAAATGTAACATATTATCAGATTCAAAAGTTCCAGCTTCTTGGTCTGATGTATAGTAAACTCTATTATCTCTAAAGTAAACAGTTACTCCAGCATAGTTCAAGGGCAACAATTCAATTGGTCTACCCGCATTGTTTCTAACAATTCTCACATAAGAATTTCCATTGCAAAGCAAGTCCATCATTATCTTTTCAATGAAAGTGATTTTGTTTTGATAAGTGTTTGGAGCGTATTTTAATAAATAAGAAAGGTCATTTTCAATTTCAACAATATCTCCATTTGCTTCTTTTCTGCAAACCTTGACTGGCAGTGATGAAACCGATTCACTCAACAATCTCATTGCAGCCCAAACCGCTGAGAATGTTAAAGCTGATGAAGGTGAAACTGCAATTTTATTTCCAAATCCAAAGTTGTAATTTATACTTCTTTGAGTTTCTTTTTTTGGTGTTGAAGAGAAGATGTTTTGAATTGAGTTTAGTATGCCCACACTATAATTTTTCGCAATTATACGACTAAATTATAGTAAAAAACCGAAACATTGTTTCTTTTGTTTAAGACTATTTTTAGGACTTCTAAGAAACTTTGGTGTGTTTTGCTTATCAGTATATTAAAAACTTGAGAAAATTGAACCTGCAAAAATTACTAGGTAAGCATTTTTTCACTCTATTTAACATAATATTTTTTATATGATTTTGTGATTTTGAGCTTTTTTGACCTTTCTATCTCTGCAAACTCTGAACGAATCATAGTCAGAATATTTCCTTTTTCCAAAAATTTCAATGTGTTCTTTTTCCAAAGATTCGTAAGCTTGTTTTAAATATTTGTAGTGCTTGGCTCTTTGCCAAAACTCACGAATGAAACCATCTGCTGAATAAATTTTTATCATAATATTAAAAGTCCTCTTTGGTCATAAACCGAATTAATATCTTCCTCAGTCATATAAGAACCAAGCGCCATAATTAAAGCAACAACCCCATCAATCTTTTCAGTTGACTTTGCTTTGTTTGGTTTTATATTTCCAGCGGGATCTTCTTGCAAAGCAATGTTTGATAACATCCAACTTAATACAGGACTACCATCATGAATAATTTGTTGTCCTAAAATAAGTTTTTCTAATTCCTTTGTTGGTGCTGACATAGATTGAAAACCTTGTCCAAACGGCTCCATTGGAACACCTTCATTTGTTAAGTCAATAACCAATTGAGAAGCGTTCCACCTATCATAACAAATTGATTGAATCCTGAACTCCATTCCAATGTCCATAATTTTTTGTTTAATAAAATTATAGTCAGCAACATCTCCATCAGTTGCAATGATGTTGTTCTGTTTAATCCAAGTAACATAATCAACTTTGTCCCTTTCACTTCTTTTCTTTGCGTTATCTTCAGGAATAAAAAAGTAAGGAATAACTAAAAACTTTTCTCCCTCTTTAAATAATAATACAAGAGCCGAGATGTCCCTTGTGGATGCAAGATCTAATCCCGCCCAACATTCTTTTCCTTTTAAATTATTCAAATCAATTTGACCTTGACAAAGTTCCCATTCTTTTGCACCAATCCAAGCGGTTTGTGAATCGGTCCAGATGTTTAACATTAATCTTTTAAAAGTGTTTTGGTATGAAGGAACATCAACCGCTCTTTTAGATTCTCTTTCCATGTATTCCTTTCTCAAGCTTATTCCATAATTAGGATTTGATTTTTTCCAAACCTCCTCATCAGTTATGTCATCCTCTGGGTCGGCTTCATATATAGCTGAATAAAAAGTTTCGTCTTCAATTATTCCATCCTTGATTTTTTTTGCATAATCGTAAACTTCATAACATATAGATTGTCTATCATATCCCGCTGTTGTTATTGCAATGCATAATGGTTGCCTTCTTGACCCTGTTGAAGTTAAAAGAGTGTCCCACAAATCT